GCCTGCCATCGCGCGCTCGATGATGCCCGCCGCCTTTTGGAGGTGTCAGTGGCATTGATCCCGAAGCGCTGTTACCTGATTCCGCAACTGCTCCCGATGCTGCAACTCTCCCGACGGGCGTTTTACAGCCTCCTCGCCCAAGGGAAGTTGCCGATGCTCGAGGAACTCCAACCCCGGATTGGCGGGCGGCGGCGGTATCGCGCCGATCTGGTGGATCGGTATCTGGCGGGGCAGTGGCAGACGCCGAAAGCGTTTCGGAGGTCGGCATGAGTTTCCACGTCCCGGAAGCGGCGCGCGACACGACGCACTTTCAACTGAAGACGACCAGCGCCGACGGCAACAACGGCATGTTCGTGATCGGCTCGCCGGAACCCGGCTGGCACCTCGCGTTGATTGCGAGCGACGGCGAAGGCTGGGAACACGTCAGCGTGCACGCCTTCCGCGGCGAGTCGGTCAACGCCAAGAAGCTGCAACTGCGGACGCCGAACTGGAAAGAAATGGCGCACGTCAAGGATGTCTGCTGGGACGGTGAAGACGTGGTGATGCAACTGCATCCGAAGCGATCGGAGTACGTCAACAATCACCCGCACGTCCTGCATTTGTGGCGGCCCCTGCACGCGGAGATTCCGACGCCGCCGTCCATCTTTGTCGGCGTGAAGGAGCTGGCATGATCGCCGCGTGGTGCTTGCTGGTCGCCTTGCAAACCCCCGCCTGGCGGATCGCCTTGATCGGGTTGGCGATCCTGGGTGCGTTACTCCTGGTGGCGTTGGTGGCGATTCTCGTCGGGTTCTGTGCGATCGCGTTTCGATCAGACACCGAAGAGAAGCACGACGACGACGACGATTTCTATACGCGTCTCGAAAAATTGTCGCTGCGCGAGCGCGCTGACCTCGCGGCGGCGAGTCGGACCCTGCCCTCGCCCTTGAGAACGAAGCACAACGCCACGCCCTTTTCACAACCCGCATCGAAGGGATTCCGCCGATGAGTGTCACCGAGACGAAAGCCGCCCATACGCCGGGACCGTGGACGTTTCGAGTGGAACGTGACGCGACCGAGCACAGTTCCGCCCGCTTCTTTGTCGATGGTCCGGCCGCAACAGGGCGCGGTCGATGGGTGCTCGCGGAAACGAAGGCGCTGCCACCGAGCGCACTGAACGAGGCTGAAGCCAACGCACACCTGATCGCCGCCGCGCCGGATCTGCTCGCGGTGGCGCGGCGGTTCCTGGAGATGTACGACGACGTACGCAACAGCGTCGGGCCGAGTGTCCGCGCCGCCATCGATCAAGCCGAACGCGCGATTGCCAACGCAGAAGGCCGATCATGACCACGGCGGACATTCTGGAGCGGGCGCAGCAAGCCCTCCTCACCCGCGGCTGGACCCAAGGGACGTATGGCTTCGACGACGGGGCACCGGTGTGCATTGCCGGGGCGGTGATGCATGTGTGCGGAGGCTTCAGTCTGGCCGCGCTCCGCGTGATCGCCGTGCTGGGCGAGACGGCGGGCGTCCGACATGTCCCGACGTGGAACGACACACCAGGCCGCACGCCCGAACAAGTCCTGGATCTGTTCGATCGCGCGATCGCCCGCGCCCACCAGGAGGAAGCCGCGGCGATTCACACAGCAGTGGAGGTCGCATGACCACGTTCGAGATCCTGCAGCGGGCGAAACAGGAATTGTTGACGCGCGGGTGGTGTCAAGGCGTCATGCAAAACGAGCGCGGGGAAGTCTGCGCGATGGGCGCGGTCTTCTTGACGGACCCGGATCAGGATCGCTGTTACGAGGCGCTGAACGTGTTCGGCAACATCGTGCACACGCCGGTGCCGTTCTGGAACGACGCGCCGGGCCGCACGCCGGAACAGGTGCTCGCGCTCTTCGATGCCGCCATCGCGCGGGCGCAACGCGACGAAGTCGCGGCGTCCGTTCCGGCTGCCGTGGTGGACGCCCCCGAGTCGCCGCTGCGAGGGCATCAGGATCCAACGCACCCAGACGGTGGCGATCGCGGGAAAGAATCTTCGTCGTCGTCATCGCTCAGTACCTATTTAGATCAGTGGATCACCGACGCCCAGCGGGCGGTCCAGCCATGACCGATCCGCAGGCTGACGGCGGGCCGGCGTTTCCGACTGAGAACGCGCCGGGCGAAAGTTCCTACGGGTATCCGACGATGGTGCGTTCTGCGGGCATGTCGCTGCGGGATTACTTCGCGGCACACGCGCTCCATGGCCTGATTGCGAGCAACGACGAAGACGCAGGCGACCGGATCACGGATCTGCCGGCCTACGCCTATCAAATCGCCGACGCGATGATCGCGGAGCGTGCCAAGTGAACCTGTGCACGATGGCCTCGTGCGGCCTGTGCGGGCGGTGTGACTCCGGGGCGATGTGGAACGCGATCTGTCCGCAATGCGGATCGGAGTTCTACAAAGGCCGCGACGATGTCGGCACGCTCTGCGACCGCTGCTGCGCGGAACGGGATCTGTTCGCGGCGGAAGATGAACGCGAGCGCAAACGGATGGCAAAGGCGGCGTTACCCCGAAAGGTCAGGACCGTATGACGACCTCCGAGCAGTTGAACGAGTTGGCGACCGCGCTCGCGAAAGCCCAAGCCGAAATGGAAGGCGCGGTGAAAGCGTCGATCAATCCGTTTTTCGCCAAGCCGGGCGATGCGCGCAAGGGCGCGTATGCGGATCTGTCCTCAGTCCGCGATGCGTGCTTTCCGGCCTTGACCAAGTATGGGATCGCGGTCGTGCAATCGCCGACGGCGGACGGGGCGAAGGTCTCCGTGGAAACGCTGCTGCTGCACACGTCGGGGCAATGGATTCGCGACACCTTGACGGTCACCGCGAAAGACGACTCCCCGCAGGCGATCGGGTCCGCAACGACGTACTGCCGCAGGTATTCGTTACAGGCGTTTGCCGGGATCGCGCCGGAAGACGACGACGGTAACGCGGCCCAACCCCACGGCCAGACGGCCAAACCCGTCGCGGTGCCGACGATCCCGAAAGGCTTCGACGACTGGCTGATCGACCTCGGCGCGGTCGCCGACGAAGGCATCGTGAAATTCCGGCAAGCGTGGAAAGACGCCAAGCCGGACTATCGCGACTACCTGATGAAGATGCAGCCGAAATCGCTCGACGCGCTCGCGGACAAAGCCAAGGGCGTCACCGCGGCGAAGTCCAACGCGGTGTCGGCGTGACCGGCCGCGCCTTCACGGTGATCGCCTGCGAACAGCGGAGTCCCGAGTGGTTCCGCGCCCGGCTCGGGCGGCTGACCGGCTCGCGGGCCGCCGACATGCTGGCGACGATCAAGAGCGGTCAACCCGCGGCCTCACGCAAGGATCTGCGGCTCGATCTGGTCGTGGAACGGTTGACGCAGAATCCCATCGATGACGGCGCGGGCTTCGTCAATAGCGCGATGCAGCGCGGGATCGACAAGGAAGGCGACGCCTACGCCGCCTATCAGGCGCTGACCGGCGAGATCGCGGAGCGCACCGGGTTTTTGTCGCACGACACGCTGCCGATCGGCTGTTCGCTCGATGGGCACGTCGGCGACTTCGCGGGCATCGTGGAAATCAAATGCCCGAAATCCACGACCCACCTGTCGTACCTCCGATCGGGCGTGATCCCGCCGGCGTATCTGCCGCAGATCGTCCACAACCTCTACGTCTCCGGGGCGCAGTGGTGCGATTTCCTGTCGTTCGACGATCGGTTTCCGCCGCATCAGCAGACCGTGCTGATCCGGCATCTGCGGAGCGAATCGGAGATCGCGTCGTATGCGCTCGCGGCGGCGCTGTTCCTGGCCGAAGTCGAAGCGGAACTCCACGACGTGAAAGGACTGCGCGTTGCCTAAAGACCCCGACGAGATCGGCGCCCTGTGGGTGAAGAGCGGGGCGCGCGGCGACTACTTCACCGGCACGATCACCAGCGTCGAAGGGGGCCCGATCCCGATCGTGGTGTTCAAAAACGATCACAAGCCGGAAGGCAGCAAGCAACCCGACTACAGAATTTTGAAAGCGAAGCCGAAACCGCCGCAGCCGCCCGACGAGTTTCCGTGATGGGCCTCGCCGATTTGCCCTATCTCACGGAGCGGAAAGCGGCACCGGTCCCGAAAGGGAAGACGCGCCTGGAACTGACGGCCGACGCGCGCCCGCTGACGAAGGTCGATGACAAAGCGTTCCGCGATCAAGTCTGGATCCGCGATCACTACCACTGCCGGTGTTGTGGCCGCGCGGTGCTCCGCACGATCGAGCGCGTGCCGGAACAAGGGCACGTCCATCACATCCACGGCCGCGGCGGCGATCTCCGATTCGAGAGTCGGGCGGCGTGTCTCTTGTGTGCGCTGTGCCATGCGCGGTGCAAGGGGCAGATCAACGGCTCGCGGTTGATCCTGCTCGCGGCGCGGCGGTTTCGGATCGACGGGATCCCCTATACCGATGCCCGGTATCCGATCCGGTTTGAAGAGGCGTGATGCATGTCTGATCAGGCCGCGATGACCTTCCGTCCCGATGTGTTCGCGTATCTCTCGGGGCCGATCACGGCGAAGGACGGCTACTCCGTGGAAGACAACGTCGCGGCGGCGCTCAAGGTCTATCTCGCGTGTGTGCGCGCGGGCCTCGCGTGTTTTTGTCCGCACTTGTCGGGCGCGTTTCCGAGCGCGTTCGAGGTGCCGTACGAGACGTGGATCGCGAACGACTTCGCGATCATCGACCGTTGCACCCATGTGGTGCTGTTACCACGGTGGGAGACGAGTCGGGGCGCGGTGCGCGAGCGCGCGTATGCGTTGGAACACGGCAAGCTCGTGGTCGGGAGCGCGATGTTTCTTTGTTCTCAAACCACGGTGGACGCACCGTAATCGCCGATGCGAGGTCACCCACTACCG